AAAGGTTTCATCTGTCAATCCTTCCTCGCCATACTTATAGACTCCATCATTTAAGGCACTTCCTATGATTCGATAAAACTGACCTGTAGCAATCTTATAATCGCCAACCAAAGCACCATTTTCTATTATAAATTTTCCATAATACTTCGGCTGATTTCTGTCAAACCAATTTCTCAAATACTGAAACACCTCTGTCATATCACACCTCTAATTATAGCAGGGGATGTTTTTCCCCTGCTTATATATCATTATCCTTCGGCTTCGTTATAAGTGAAATTAAGGTTGAAATACTGCGCTCTTTCTCCCTTGCCATCGCTCTGAATCATTACGAATCTCTGATTAAGTGATGGAGTAACTTTGAACACACCATTTCTATCTGTATCATCTATGCATTCAATAAGTCCACTTCCTGTGCTTGGAACTAATCCAACCTTAAGGCTTGTTATGCCTTCGGCAGGTTCTCCCCATTTAAGCGCACAGAAATAACCATCTCCTGCAAGCCATCCTGTTTCTGCAAGTCCACCTTCAATGAAGTTAAGTGTTCCGCTTATAGTCTTCCCACTAACTTCTACGTTGCTCTGAAGGTCTCCTGCTGTTTTGTCTGTCCAAGGAAAGGTAGTCTCATCGCTTTCAGACTCAAGCGAGAGACCTGTTATTCCCCCTCATTCACCGTTATAACAGCAATACCATCAAGATATTCTGCCCACAGCTTCATACCCATAAGGGCAAATGACTCTCCAACTGCTGTCTTATAATTACCCTCTACATGGAATCCGATGAGGTTTGTAACACCATCTGTTCTATATACAAGTCCTGCCTTTGCATAATCTGAATCAGCAGGGTCTGTGTAATAAAGGTCAATATTTTCAGCAGGGCAAGCAATTACCTTTCCACTTGGAATTTCAGATGAAAGAATCATTGTGCTTGCGCCCATAAAATCCTTTACATACTGCATTCCGAATGCTGTCTGAAGAGATACTTCAGATGCTCCCAGATACTGATAAGCATCAAGTGTATTTACGAATACAACAACCTCTGTTACATTCTTACGCATCTTCTTGAACTTATCGATAACCTTACCTATTGCCATTGCAACAGCCATCTGGAATGATTCATATGAATCAGTAAGCTGTCCTGTCTGAAGGAAGGTATAGAATGAATCAAGAACCTTGCCCTGTAACTCATTAAGGAATGCTTCATCTGTCTTCTGAATCGCAATATCTGCGCCATACTTATTGATAGACTCGATTGAAACACCCTTTGCATATTTTTCAACTGTAATATCTTCCTTGAATGCTTCAGATACAGTTGCCTGTGAATATGGAATTTCCACTCCTTCGCCAACTGAATCCTCAAGTTCAACCGATGCAGTATAGGATGCAAGCTGTGTTCCATTTGCCTTCTTAATAGGTCTCATAATACCAAGGATTTCTCTTAAGGAATCCCAATTATCTGCAAATCTCGTGACGAAATCAATTTCTCTTGCTTCTACATCAAAATTTGATGTAGTTGTTGTGTTTTCTTTAGCAGGCATATTTTTTCCCTCCTATTTTCTGAATAATTCAATATTTTCCTTAATTGCCTTCTGACGTTCAGAAGTATCCTTAATCTTCATGATATCTTCCTTCGTCATTGTCTGCCCACCTGTATTTGCAGGTGGATTATCTGTGTTTGCTCCCTGTACTCCTGCGGTCTGTATGAAATCGCTCCACTCTTCCTTGATGCCATTCAGAAGTTCATCTTTGTTCTTGATGTTTCCATCATCATCAAACTCAATAGAATCAATATCAGATACCTTAAGAACAGATTCTATCCTCTTATCAGATATACCTGCCTCTTTCAGAAGTTCCTTGTATGCTTTCGACTTGCTGTCTTTTGTAGCCTTTTCCTCGATACCCTTCTTGTATTCTTTGTATTCTTCTTTCAGCATCTCATACTTGGTCTTGTACTTATTTTCAGCCTCATCGCTAGTGGCATCCTTGAGGTCTTTCTGCGCTTTCTCAAGCTGTTTTTGAAGGTCTTCGGCTTTCTGTGCCTGTGCCTTATAAGTGTCTCTCTCTTCTCTTAAAGCCTCGATTGATGTGGTATGTCCTTCGATGATTTCATTGACAGCATCTTTCATGTGTTCGCTGTCTACTCCTGCCTTGGATAAGATTTCTTTTACATTCGCATTTGTAAGTGCCATAATATTTCTTCCTTTCTTTCGGTGGCTTTCTGCGCCATTCAGATTTATTGTCGGTATCGGTCTGTGATACCCTCTCTTTTTGTAATATAACAAAGAATTTTTGTTATGTCTACTTAATTTTTTAAGCCTTCTTCCATGATGTTTCTATATTCTTCTTGATGCCTTAAAACAGCATTCCTCAAAAATGGTCTCTCTGGCATCCTTACTGTTCCCAACTCAACATATGGAGCATATTCTACATTTGTTCCGATGTAAGCATATGTTCCATCATCTGCATGGCTGATACTATTCCTCAAGTTACCTGTATCAACAGCACCCAAGGCTGTTATTTCAAATTTGGCATTATTCTCTCCTGCTTGTCCAAGCATTTCAAGGATAACAGGCATCTTGGCTTTAATTTCAGCAATGATTTCAGCAGAATGGTCTCGAATTTCAACATCAGATATAATCATGATTCCCTCATCCTCCTGTAATCTTCATTGTATTTCCTTCTCATCGCTTCGCCCTGTCTTTCCTGCTTATCAATAGGGTCTGACCTTATATCCCTTGATTCTTTCCATTCATCATAGGTCATATCCCCAAGCCTTTCATCGATGTCGAAATCAGTTATCTTCTTGTCATATCCATCAAATACAGACACCATAGTGCATCTGCAATTATAAACCATCTCTGGTTCTGCTGATGGGTCGGCAGGATACATTATCTCATACCCATCAACCTTAAATGGTTCATCTATTTCTTCACGTTCTCCATCTAGCATCCTGTGTTCATGCCTTGTCCTATCATCTATGGTAGCAAGCCATTGTTTTTTCATGCTGATGCCCAAATCCTTTGCTCTATGCATTGCTTCTATTCGCCCAGAATTCTGCGCTGATGTGATGGATGTTCTTGCATCTCTGATGGATGCCTTGTATTCCATATATCCTGCATTCCGCATTCTTTCTGCAATCTTGGGAATTGATTCGCCTTGCAGTATTCCTTGAGTTATCGCAGAAGTGATATGTTGCTGATTCCATCGCAGATTTTTTTGACGCATTCTCTCATAAGTTACTGAACCAAATTTATAATTTGGCAATAGCCTCGGATTTTTCTTAACAAGTCTCTCCACAGTATGAGCATCATATAACGAGTAAGATGTGTTGACCTTGCTTTGTGATTCTACTTGAAATGTTGCATAATTGTGATTAAGGGCATATACCTCTGGCATATACCCTTCTATCATCCCTCTCGCCTTGGAATAAGTATCCGTCAAATCCTCTGCAAGTGTATCACGCATCTCTTCCCATCTTTTGCCAACAGCAATCTGACCTATCTTCCATTGCTTGTATTCATTCTGTGCCTTCTTATATTCATCGAATGAAATCTCCCCTGCATTGTACTTCTCAAGCTGTTTTTCAAGATATCCCTGTCGGATGCTGTCTTTCTTTTCGAACCTCTCAAGATAATCCTTTATTTTGGCTTCTACTTCCTTGGTTGCCTGTGTATATTCTTTTCGGATTTTCTTCTCAAGTTCCTCAAGAGTCTTTTCAGTTTCATTATTGCCTATATCAGACTTATACGTTATCTTCCTCGCCATTTTCTTCTCCTAATGGTCTTATATCATCCGCATCCATCTGTTTAATCATATCCTCTGCCTTATCTGCATCGCCCAACAGAGTAAGGATTTTTTCTGTCACATATGATGATTCAAGATATGTTCCTGCTGATACTATAGTCTGAATCTCTTCTGTAACATTTACTATCCTTGACCTTGTAAACGTAGGCTCATCATCTATACCTGCAAGTGCAAGGATGCCATCAACAAACTCTGTGACACATCCCTCAAATTCATCTGTTTTTTTGTCAAGGTCATCATATGAAGACTTAATCTGTGTGGCTGTTATTGCACCGCCCTGTATAGCCTTCGTATCAAGTGCCATAGCATCTTCATACAGGTCACTTCTTAACCTGTCCAAAAGTGCTTCTCTGCTCGCATATGGTGCTTCTATGGTGTGTGCCTCTGCTCTGGCATTGGAATCTTCAACGAGTCCTGCATGGACAGTTTTCATCCTTTCCACGAAATTGGCAAGGTCTATATCATCCATGCCACCTGCATTCTGAATTGCCCAATAGATATAGCTTGCTTCATCAACTGTGTTTGCAAATCCACTCTTGATAAGGTCATAGCAATCTATCTGCTCTCTTAATCCCTCTAACTCATTCTGATGCTCTTCATTTGCCCATAAAGGCACGATAGGAAATCCATTATAATTTACCCCATCAAGAATCTCTGTGCCATCTGCTTCACTTGTAACAGCTATCTGGATATACTTTCTCTTTTCATATAGAACCTGTCCTTCAAAATCAACCTTACCATTATTTTCAACCTTGTTCCAGATATAATCTGTATATCCATCCATCTCATATAAGGTGGCTCTTAATGGTTTTGTAGTATCCACCTGCCAGAATCTGACACCTGCCTTCATTGCACCATCATTCTCATCCCATAATGGTGCATACTCCAGAACGTCAAAAATATCGATATGGTCAAAATTCCAAAATCCAAATGATACTGCGCCCCATAATGACTTGAGTCCTGCCTTCATAAGCTGAATATCAAATGATTTCCTTTTGCTCCCTAACTTTTCTCCTGTATCAGCATTGTTCCAACTGACTCCATTTGATAGCAGATAGGAATTCTCCTGCATAATGAACTTTCTGAAAAATTGACTTCTTAACTTATAATTAGCAGAATAATTATCTGGAATCGCCTCGCCTGTTACTGTATATAAGATTTTCTGAAAATCCATGATAGTTTGATTCTGCCTTCTGAAGTATCTATTTGCAACTAGAGCATCTGCGTAAAGTTTAGATGTCTTATGCGAGTTGATTACCTCTCGGATGAAGTTCATCCTTGCCTGTTCATTATCGCCCACTTGTAATAAATCTTGATAAGAGTGCATTATGTTCCTCCTTAAATCCTTCTCTTTCCGTCATACATCTGCGGAATCTTTCTTGTTTCCTCGCTAGGTTTACTATACATTAAACGGCAAATCGATGCAAGCGAATCTGGTGCATCGTCATGTTCGGCATTCTCGTTGTAATCACATATCTGTTGTATATATTCTTCATCTGTTCCCTGTACAAAAACTATATTATTCCAATCGCCCTTGAGGTATGATGTTATTTTAATAAACTTGTTCATGCTCTCATGGTAGGTCACAGCACGTTCATTCTTCTTCTTGATTTCCTTCGCAAGATACCCCTTATCTCCATTATCCTCACACCATATCTTGCCACCATTTAATCCATTCTTGTATCTTATGATTTCATCCAAACAATCATCAACGTGCTTGTTCCACAGCTTGCCGAATACATATATCTTCTCGCCTACTCTCTTTGCTATGGTAAAGGCTGTGTAATCTTCTCCACCATATGATGCATCTATATGAGAATATTTTGGCTGTTCCAATAATGACACATCTCCACCCTTTACAGGATTATCAAATATCACATCCTCGGATGCTATATGTCTCAATTCGTAATTTGCACAGAATAAAGATGGCAACATATTCTTCTTTAGTTCTGCCAATTCCTCATCCGATATGATTTCTTTTATCTCTTCATCATAGCAATTATACTTCTCGGCTTCTGGCATTATCGAAAAGCAATCCTCTTTATGCCACGGAGTTCCTGTATTAAATATTCTACCGCCACGGTTCTTGACGTTCTGTAACTCTTGATAGATGGTCTTTGTTCTTTCTCTCTCCGCTTTAGATATTCGGTCATTTATATTTACAATATCATCTGTGAATATAATGTCAAAATGCTTACCTGTTAAGGAAGAACCCATACCGATTCCGATAAGCTGTGATGTTCCCTTAATGTCACTTGTAAGGTTTGTTGATATCTCTGTAGCTGACTCCACCACCAACCTCAACTGTACTCCATATATAGCCTGTACGAATACTTGTATCTGTGGAGATTTGAGAATCTTTGCTACCTGCTTTATAACTTCTTTCACATCTGTATCAGTTTTTCGCATGAACATGATACGTTTATTCGGCAGAAGTATCATAATCAAAGCAAGGGCAATAGATACACAGGTGGTCTTGTACGAACCACGACTCGCCTGTAATGTCTTATCTTCCTTGCACTTTATCATTTTGATTATCCATCGGTTATGAATAGGTTTTAGCTTTGTAAATCCTAACAGGTGTCCTAACTTATATGGCTTTGATATAAGGAATTTTACCGCATCACTCCGATTCATCCATTACCATCCTCTCAACTTCATCAATAACATCCGCATCCACTTCTGCAACCTGTATCTTGTCAACAGGCTTCTGTCCACACGAATCTCTCACTATCTCATAAGCCTTAGAATCGCCCTTAAGAGCCTTTCTGACCTGCTCTAATGACATTGCTTCAGCAACACTCATATTCTGTTCCTTGCCACTTAAGTCCTTCTTCTTAACATCAGATTCAAGCAAGGCTTCTAATGCCAATCGCAGGTCTCTCTTCTTTCTTCTTGCCTCTACAGATGCCTTTCCACCCTTCGAACCTATTTCTCGTGCTTTCTCCGTGGTTAAAGGCTTTAGATTATCATCATTTCTTGCCATTAAAACCTCACCTCATTCCAATCAGTTCCGAATCTGTTTATTATCTCCTTAAAATCTTCCAAATCATGTGGCTTAACAAAGTATGATTCAAAGTTATCCTTATTGCATCCGATTCCCACATGAAGTAATTCATGGAAAATCAGAATCTTAATCTGTTCCTCTGTAAACCCAACGATGTTAGGCTCGAATATAGTAATGGTCATATCGCAGGGCATTCCCCATTTGTACTTATCAGCTATTTTTTCGCATTGACCAAGTACGGCATTTCCCTTTTCCATCTTCTTGGCATCTGAAGAAAGATATACGATTGTTATATCGCTGTTTTTGATATCCAAAAGGGATTCCTCTGTCTGGATAAGTTCCATTCCTATCTCTGCATAATGCTCATTTATAGTCCTATTATCCATATCCACCTCTAATTATTTTATCATATTTTTTAATTTTTTTCCACCACATCCTTCATTATATTGATAATTTTCAAACAACTCATTGCATTCTCATAAGCCTCTTCTGGCATTTCAATAGTGCTGAATCTATGACCGCAAGTAAGGCACATTTTCCTTCTTCTCACTTTTTTTCTTTCATCACACCCTCTGGAATCAATCGTTTTAGTCTTGTTCCCACATACAGGGCATTTCATATTGCTTATTATATTACTACCCATACTATCTCTCCTTATACTTCTTACAATTTCTGAATATCTCTTTCGTCTTGCACCTCATATAAATTATCTATTGGAATATATACTTTTTTTACTTCTCCATCTTCCTTAACTAAAGCGATGGCTGTTGTTTTCACAGAGTCATAATCATGGTCAAATACTATGCTAGTCACATTTTCTATAATTGCCTTCTTTGCCTTAACTTTCATTTCTCACTCTCCTTATCTGCTTCTATGATTGGCTTCACTCTTTGTAAATTTTCATACATTGCATCTATACCATCATTGTACGCATCCATTTCATCATAAGTCATTCCTATCCCAGTACAGTTGTCCTCTTCCGCAGGGATGGCTTTGCCTATTTTTGAGCGGTCAATTAAATCTCCGTGCCCTTTCGGAAGTGGTGTGCCGTTCATTAAACACCCTACAAGGTCATATATGTTATATTTTGCACCAAAATTACCTTGTTCAAGTGATTTAATCATATCGTCTGGTATTTTAACAACTATCTCCATCATCAGCATTTACCTCCTCACTTTAAGCAAAACCATATTGTCAATATGCTTATCGCTACAAAGTTCATTACACAAGCAATTTTTCTATATTCATCTTTATCTTCAAGAGCATTTATTAACAGCATTAGTGCATTAACTATCAATAAAATTGCATATATTATCGTCATTCGCTCTCACTCCCCTCTCTCTCATATCGTTCATTAAATGATTTACAGAACTCATTAGTTGTTCTAAGCGTTAAAGCTTCATTGACAATCCTAAGTCTATCAGCATCATTTTTAATCTCGGAACTGTATAATTCATCTATCCGATTTTGAATTAAATAATCGTTAATACACTGTGCATTTTTACGAGCAAACTCTTTCCATCTTTTTAACTCCTTCAGCCATTCCGCAAGCTGTCGGTGTTCTTTGGCACATTCCTCACAAGTCGCATCTGTATAAGCATATCCGTTTTTACCTTCCAATCGTTCTGCTACTTCATTACAGTGCTTAATTGCTTCATCAAGCGTCATTGTTATCACTCTCCTTAAAATAATTATCAACTTTCTTGTTCCATCTTTCTACACACTCTTTAGCTGAATCAAGATTCATAATTGATAAGTGCTTTTCTGTTGGTGTATTTTCATCTATTCCATGTATGCCATCATTAAGGCAAAATCTCGGACAGCCTACACTCCATCCGAAATAAAATCCATCTACAATATCTTTGCTTATATAGGCTTTTGCACCACAGATAGGACACTTTTTTAGCCGTTCTTTAGCTT